GGCTCGAGCGGCGCCGGTCGCCGGCCGGGCAAGTTCGACCGCTTTCTGTCCGGCTGATGCCCGTCCAGCGCACCGCGGACGGCAAGCGCCGCGCCCAGGATGTGATCGACTTCATCGAATGCCTGACCATCCCGAGCGGGACCGGCCAGGGCAAGCCGTTCAAGCTGCATCCGTTCCAGCGGGCTTTTCTCAAGGATATTTACGAGCCGCACATCGGCGGCCGCCGTGTTGTGCGGCGTGCGATCCTCTCGATGGCGCGAAAGAACGGCAAGACGGCGTTGATCGCGACGATGGCGCTCGCGCATCTGGTCGGGCCGGAAAGGGTCGTCAACGGGGAAATCTATTCGGCCGCCAATGACCGCGATCAGGCTTCGATCGTGTTCAAGTTCGCCAAGCAGATCGTCGAGCTCGAACCGCAGCTCGCGGCCGAGATCGAAGTCATTACCTCGACCAAGACCATGTTTTCGCGGCGCACCGGCTCGATCTACCGTGCGGTGAGCGCGGAGGCCGGCACCAAGCACGGATATTTGCCCAGCGTCGTGATCTACGATGAGCTCGCGCAGGCCAAGAGCCGGGCCTTGTATGATGTTCTCGATACCAGCTTCGGGGCGCGCGATGAGCCACTGTTCATCACCATCTCGACGCAGTCGAATGATCCCGAGCATGTGCTCTCAAAGCTGATCGACGACGGGCTGGCGGGCACCGATCCGTCGATCGTTTGCCACTTGCACGCCGCCGCCGAGGGCTGCGAGCTCGATGACGAGGCGCAATGGGCGAAAGCCAATCCGGCGCTCGGCAAGTTCCGCGATCGCGAAGACCTCGTCGCCGCGGTGCGCCAGGCCAAGCGCATGCCGGCGGGCGAACCCAAGGTCCGCAACCTATTTCTCAATCAGCGGGTGGCACCGATATCCTCGCTGATCTCGCGCGCCGAGTGGATGGCGTGCGCCGGCGATGCCAGGATCGCGGACGGCGAGGAGGTCTACCTCGCGCTCGATTTGTCGAGCGTCATCGATCTGACCGCGTTGATGGTCGGCTCGATCTCCGACCCGACGCGGGTGGTGCCGTATTTCTGGAAGCCGGCCGACCATCTGACCGAGCACGCCAATCGCGACTTCGGTAGCGGAACGCACCGCTATCGGGAATGGGTCGAGGCCGGGCATCTGCGGCTCTCGCCCGGCAAGACCATCGATCCCGAGACGATCGCGCGCTTCATCGGCGAGCTCACGCAACGCTACCGCGTCAAGGGCATGGCCTATGATCGCTGGCGCATGGGCGACATCCTCCGGGAGTTTGATCGCATCGGCTTGCAGGCTTACGAAGACGGCGAGAAGGGCGGCGACGGCTTACGGCTCGTCCCCTGGGGCCAGGGCTTCAAGGACATGGCGCCGGCGATCGACGCGCTCGAGCTCGCCATCATGGAGCGGCGACTCGTCCATCCAAGCAATCCCGTGCTCAACTGGAACATGGCCAATGCGGTTGCGACTATGGACCCGGCTGGCAATCGTAAGCTCGACAAAGACAAGGCGCGCTTCCGCATTGACGGCGCTGTCGCGCTCGCGATGCTGCTCGGTCTGCGCTCGCGTGACCGCGTTGCTAAACCGATCGATCTTGAAACGCTGATCGCTTGAACTACCCAACATGAAAGAGGCAACTATGAAAAGACTTGCGCTTACGGCTTTCATCCTGGCGGCGCTCGCGCTGCCCGCATCCGCCAGCACCGTCACGCTGGGCGGCGTGACCTGGGACACCACCAACTCCGGTAGCCTAAGCCTTGGAAACGTGGTGCCGGCCGGCAACCAACCGCAGAACGCGCCGTGCGTGATTTGCGGCGCGACCCAGCCGCAACAGCCGGCAAACTTCGGCTACAACGATTACAGCAACAACGGAGCCACGTCATCGATCACCGCGTTCTCCGATGAGGGCAATGGCGGCCGCAACACGCTGGCCGACAACACCTTCGCGACCGGCTACACCGTCGGCGCCGGAAGTCCGTTCCTGCTGTTCCTGCTCGCCAACAACGACACGAGCCTGGGCTTCTCGATCGGCGTGGACGTGAACGACACCAATCAGGCGCAGACGCTCAACTCGTTTTTCTTCCTCGACTTCACGACGCGCACCGTGCTGGCGAGCTTCACCGGCGGCACGACCGGCAACGTGCCGTCGCTCAACAACGGCACCGGCTTCCCGGATTACTCCATCACCGGGGCGCTGCTCAATCTCAACGACGTTCATGTGGGAGATACGATCGGCTTCGTGGCGCTGATGACCGGATTGAACGATGGCCCGGACTCGTTCTTCATCGAGGCGGCACCGGCGGCTGTCGTCACGCCGCTGCCGGCTTCGCTGCCGTTCTTTGCAGCGGGCTTGCTGGGGCTGGTCGGCCTGATGCGTTCGCGGCGCCGGCAATGCATCAGCGGTGATGCGGCGGCATCGGCCTAGTGCCAAGAAACGCCACGCGGTGGCCACTCATTGGCGGATCATTCGCGACCGCAAAGGCCGCGTCAAGAAGCGCATCCGGGTCGCCGGCTCCTTGCGCGGCAAATTGGTTGAACGAGGTTGAGCCATGCCGCGACCAGGCGAGGCCCGCACCGCCTGGTCGCATTTCTACGGCAAGGCGTCGTGGCAGCGGCGGCGCCGGTTGCAACTGCGAGCGCATCCGCTCTGCGCCTTCTGCCTGGCGCGCGGCGTCGTCACGGTCGCTCGCATCGTCGATCACGTCGAGCCGCACAAGGGCGATTGGAACAAGTTTGTAATCGGCAAGCTGCAATCGCTCTGCGAAGCCTGCCACAACTCGTCCAAGCGTTTCATCGAGCTCGACGGCTACAGCATCGACGTTGACGACGACGGCTGGCCGCTCGATCCGAAGCATCCGGCAAACAAGGTTCGATAGGGAGGCGATCAAATGGGAATTCTCATCAGCTTTGCTTACCTCCTGCTTTACATCGCGATCGTCATCTTCATCGCATTCTGCATTGTTTGGTTGATCACGGGCTTCATGGGTTGGTCGATCGACGCGAACGTCTACAAGTGGGGCAAGGTCATCGTCGGTCTGCTCTGCATTATCGCCGTTCTAGTCTGGCTTTCCGGGTTGATCGGCTTCGGTCCCGGCCTGCCGGAACCGCATCTGATGTACCGATGATCGAGCGGCCCACGATCTCGATCGGCTCGCAAGGGAGCCAGGTGACGCTGGTGCAACGCCTGCTCGGCGTGCGCCCGCTCGACGGCGACTTCGGCAACATCACCGCCGACGCGGTTGAGGTTTATCAACTCATGTGCGACCTCGTCGTTGACGGCGTGGTCGGGCCGCAGACCTGGGACGCGCTCGACGCCGAATTCGGCTTGCCGCCCTACCCGCCGCCGCTGCTCGAGCCGCTCGACCCGGCGACCGCGGCCGCCATTGTCGGCCTGGCGCGCTCGTCCGCGATTGCGCATTACGAATGGGCCGACCGCGGCCAGGCGCCGCCCGCCTATATCGCCGGCATGGCGATCGCGTTCGCAACGTGCATTCGCAAACTATTTGCCTTCGACACATCCGCGCTCGATATGGCGAAAGCCAATTCGCACAACGAGGACAAGGACGCGCTCGCATGGTACGCCGACATATTCAACGACCTCGAGATGAGCAACGAAACCGCCGGACTAAAAACCCTGCGGCACCTTTTTGTCTTATTGCTCGGCCTCGGTATGCGAGAGTCGTCCGGCCAGCATTGCGAGGGTCGCGACCAGAGCGCGACCAACGTCGAAAGTGAAACCGCCGAGGCCGGGCTGTTCCAGCAAAGTTTCAATTCCTCAAGCTGCTCGACCGAGATCGAAAAGCTGATGGCGGAATACGCTGCCGGGCTCGGCATCGAGCCGCCGGCGCAATGCGCGTTGCACATCTTTGCCGATGGCGTCGAGTGTTCGGAAACGGATTGGGAAAACTACGGTGCCGGCGAGGGCCGCGCATTCCAGAAGCTCTGCAAGTGCTGCCCGCAATTCGCGGTCGAGGCCGCGGCCGTTGCGCTGCGCCATCTGCGCCAGCATTGGGGACCAATCAACCGGCGCGAGGTCGAGGTCCGGCCCGAGGCCAATGACCTGTTCGCGGATGTCGAGGCGCTGATCACGGCCGGCATCGTCTAACCCGCAATCCTAAAAAGGGGAGATTACCCAATGTCGATCACTATTGTTGATGGGCCGACCATTCCGCTCGGCGAGTCGCTTTCAGATGCCGCAGACTGCTCCGCGGGCAACATCGTCCGCATCACCGTCCCGCAGGAATTCACGCCCGCAAATTTGACCTTTCAGGTCTCGAGCGACGGCAACCTGTTCAACGACTTGTTCGACAGCAAGGGCGGCGAGGTCACCGTTGTCGCCAAGCCGAATACCTCGATCCTGATTTCGGAGGCGTGGGGCCGCTCGATCAATTTCGTGAAAATCAGGTCCGGCTCGCGCGACCATCCGGTTGTGCAGTCGCGCGACGAATGCAAGTTCGGCATCGCGGTCGAGACCGGCGCCGGCGCCGGCGCCATGGCGGCCGGGCATCGCTCCGACGATCCCAACCCGCACCGCTGAGAGGCACAGTGCGGTAGGCTCGCTGCGGCCGACCTAACCACGCCGGCCGCGGCGAGCCGCTTTTCCATTCCCAAATTTTGGTAGGAGGCCGGCTATGGACGCAGCCGCGAAGCTATCTCGCCAAGACCTCGAGCCCGAGGAGGACGAGAGCGAGGACGATTTCATGGAGCGGTGCACCGACGAGATCGGGGACGAGGAGGCCTGCCAGATACTTTGGGAAAATCGCGGCGCCGGCGACATTCGCCACAAGACCCACGAGGGCAAGGTCGGGGCGCTTGAGTTCATCCTCTCCGACGAAACGCCGGATCGAATGGATGACGTGATCATGGCGGACGGCTGGGAGCTCGCCGCCTTCAAGAAAAACCCGATTGCTTTGTTTGCTCACAACTCATCATGGCCGATCGGCAAGTGGAGCAAGCTCCGCGTCGTGGACAAGCAATTGCGCGGCGAGCTCGAGCTGGCGCCCAAGGGCACGTCCGAGCGCATCGACGAGCTCCGCGCGTTGATCGCTGCCGACATTCTGCGCGCCGTTTCGGTCGGCTTCCGGCCGATGGAAACCAAGCCGCGCAAGGAGTCCGACTACGGCGTGTTTTATACCAAAGCCGAGCTGGTCGAGTGCAGCCTGGTCTCGGTCCCGGCCAATCCAAACGCCCTGGCGGTCGCCAAGGGCCTTAGAATTTCCCCTGCAACGATCGACCTCGTCTTCGCCGGGCATGGCGCAAAAGACCGGGCCGCTCGCCGCGGGGCTCAACCGGCGGGCAAGCCGACACGACCTCCCATCAGAAAGGGCACGACCATGTCGTCGTTTGCTCAACGTATTACTGCGGTCGAACAACGCATCAACGGACTGAAAGATCAATTGACCGACCATTGGGACAAGCAGGGCGACGCCAGCAACGTCAGCGATGACAGCCTGGGCGCCGCCAACGAGTTGAGCGCAAGCCTCACGCAGGCGGAACGCACGCTCGCTTCCCTGCGCGATGCCGAGCGGCAACTCGGTGAGACTTCCGACAATGGCGGCTCGCGCGCGCTCGTCACCACCGCTCGCGGCAGCACGGCCATCACTCCAATCGCCGCCCACCAGACTGCGAGCATCGACACGCCGCGGCCGTTCGGAATGCCACGCAAGAAAACGGAAGGACTCGATCTGCTCGTGCATTGCGGCGTCGCGCAATTGTTCGCGCATCAGAAGCGCCAGCCGATCGACGTGACGATGCGCGAAATCTACGGGGACGACGAGCAGCACCGGCAAGCGGTGATGTGGATCATGCGCGCCGCGACCGCGCCGGCCACCACTACCGCGGTCGGATGGGCCGCGGAATTGGCGCAGACCACCTACGCTGCGTTCATGGAAGTCCTCTATCCGGCGGCGATCTATCCGCGGCTTGCAGCGAAGGGATTGTCGCTTTCGTTTGGTCCCTACGGCAAAATCCTGATCCCGACGCGCGCGACCACGCCGACGATCGCCGGCTCGTTTGTTGGTGAAGGTTTGCCGATCCCGGTTCGCCAAGGGCTGTTCAGCTCGCAGACCTTGACGCCGAAGAAAATGGCCGTGATCACCACTTGGACCAGGGAATTGTCCGAGCATTCCGTGCCGGCGGTCGAGGGCTTGCTCCGCGACGCGATCCAAAACGACACCGCTATCTCGCTTGATAGTGTGCTGCTCGATGCCAACCCGGCGACCGTGGTGCGGCCCGCCGGCATCCTCAACGGCGTGGCCGGCTTGACGCCGACCGCCGCCGGCGGCTTCACCGCCCTGGTCGGTGACATCAAGCAAATATCCGGCGCGCTGCTCACCGGCACCAAGGGCAATGTGCGCGCGCCGGTCTGGCTTCTCAATCCGCAGCAAGCAAATTCTATCGGGCTTGTAGCGGCGCCGGGCGCGGGCGTTTTCCCGTTCCGCGACGAAATCAGTCAAGGCAGGCTCGGCGGATGGCCGGTCATCACTTCTGGCACGGTGCCGCTCGGCACGGTGATCGCCCTCGATGCCGCCGACTTCGTGGCGGTTGGCGGCGACGCGCCAAGGTTCGAAATCAGCGACCAGGCTACGCTGGTCTTCGACGACACCGCGCCGACCGACATCGGCACGTCCGGGGCGCCCGCCGTGGTCGGTGCGCCGGCCAAGTCGATGTTCCAAACCGATAGCCTCGCCCTTCGGCTGATCCTACCAACGAACTGGTGCATCAGGCGTGCGGGCGTCGTTGCTTGGGTTGCCGGCGTTACTTGGTAGTTCACGCCTTATCACCCTTTGGGTGAAAGACTGAAACACACGCAAACGAAAGGAACATCAGATGGCCGATCAGCCTCACGACGACGCCGCCGCCAACAAGAAGCGCGTCGAGGAAACCAAGAAGCGGCTCGCGGACGAAAAGACCGCCCGCGAGAAAGGACACGCCGAGCAACGCGAGACAATGGCGGGCGTGAAGCCGACGCCGACCCAGGAGGAAAACGACCTGGCGGCAAGCGGCGTGCATGTGGTCGAGAAGGAGCCGGACGGCTCGCCGGCCGATACCGGCATGCTGCCGGCGGCCGAGCGCGAAAAGCGCCAGGCCGAGGCGGGCAAGACTCCGCAGCGCGGCACCTATCCGACCAGAGCGACCACGGCAAACCCATCGACGTGAGCGCACGCGCCTGGCTAGGGCGGATCGCCGATCGCCTCGTTCGCCGAGGCGAAGGCGACTTTCGCCCTGGCCCTTACAA